CTGTTACTGCACAACCGTTTGCGCCACCCCACAGTTGCATATGTCCACTTATTATCCCATCAACAATGTCTTTAAAGTCATGAGTATTACCTCCTTTGTTTAAAGCTGACTGTATCCAGTCTTGGCATCTCATCAATTCTTTTTCTAGTTTCATGGATCGTATTTTAATTTAACCCAAGCACCGTTCTTGCTAACGACAACAGCGTTTTGCGCTTCATCCCACATAATAATGCCATCTTGTGTAGCTTTGCTGTCAGCGTTATAGAACTGTAACTTGTTTCTTGTTGTTGTTAAAAAACTGTTTAATCTCTCACCCCACGGTTTCCAATCTACACCTAGTGGTGGTGGTGGAGTTTGTGTACTCATCGCCTACCTCCTGCACTCGCTTCTATACGCATTATTCCTGATCTCCAATTGTCATTACCTGTGCCTTGCACTTTTATACGAACTTGTCTACCCTGAAAGCGAACATCTGTTGGATTGCTAAGAGAAAATGCACCATGTAAGGACTCAGTCTCGTTTGGATAAAAACGTGCTTTAAATGTAACTTCTACTTGTCCTTGTGTTTTTTCGTCAGGTATTAGCTGTGTTACTTTCATTATGCTATCACCGTTACCAATACTAATTGATCCTGACTCAGCGTATGGTTTTGTTGAACCTGTATGTGTGTAACCTGTTTCTTGATTATAAAGATTACCACTAGCATCTGCCCATATAGGATTGCTAAACACTCCTGTGTCAACACCTGCTGTTCTGTTTAACTCACCAGTAGTCCAATGCCCTTCTTTGTAATCAAGTGTTACATATCTATCGTTCTCAATTGATGTACCTGAAGGATAAAACCACCATATTTCGCCATGTTGTGAATTGTTTATAGCATAAACTTTGCTTATTTGTGATTCGTTCATATCATCGAATACATAATCTGAAACTTCACAAGGCATTTCACGTGCAACAGAGCCATCAAATTTAAAAAAACCTTTCCTACCCATCCAAAATGCACCTTCATCAATTGCTACTGCTGCCTTTCTTGATGCTACTCCACAAGCTGTACCTACTCTTTCAAATCCATAAACAAATGGAGCGCCTGAATAGTTTGCAACGTGAGCATCATTATCTGTCAAAATAAGAGTTCGACCTCTCATTCGTAAACCTAACATAATTTGCCCAACAGTTTGTAACTCAAAATCACCAGCTTGGTTTGTCGCACTAGGTGTCCATGATGTGTTGTTTTCTTGATCACACCATGCTACTTTTCTAGGGTTACCACCGGCGCCAAGAGCAAAGACAAACCGTTCTTCAGTTACTACTAAACCTTTATTGTTAACTGGCGCATTAGCTATTACCTGTGCTACAACTCCTGTGTTAAGTTGCCATTCGTATATCTTGCCATCCTTAGATGAACAAGCCATAAGATATTCACCCCAAGTATCTAATGACCAAGTCGTAGCTTCTTGGTAAATGCCTGAACTTGTCGGTGCAGTTGACCAATTACCGTAACCGTAAAACCCACCACCATATCCAAGATTTAGTGAACCATTTAGATTTCCTGATGTCAGACCTGAAGGTGTAATATCGTATATTGTATTAGATGGATTTACATAATATAATTTGTTATATGTACCACCTGCTAAATACGAGTCATTTGCATTATCAAGCCACGAAAGCATTGCTCTAGGCGCTGAAGCAAATGCACTAGCTTTTCTAGTTGTCCATCCACCGACAGGTCGCATTGATCCATCATGCCATCTAACTAAACTAGCATCTCTCCATCTATTTGATGCTTGGAAGTCAGTACCGTTTCTATATTGACCCGGTGGAATATCTAAAGGTATTAATGCCATAGTTTTATGCTGCTATTTCTGTCCATGTAACTTCATCATTGTTAATTAATGTCCATGCAACTGAATTATTGTTTATCAATGTCCATGTTTCATCACCTTCTGCTATGTCAGACCATTTTAGCCTACCTTCTGCAATTATATTTGCTGTCGGTGTTGCTAGTGCAACTCCAAATTGTACAAAACCACCACTTGCTGTAATTGCTGAGTCTGTTGTTGATGTTGCGTTTCCAGTTAATATTAATTGACCATTTGATATAATAGATGAAACAGTATTAGACGGTGCATTACCTAATGCAAGTCTTTGCCCTATACTTGTAACAGAACTTTCTACAGTAGAGGTAACTGCTCCTAAACTTACTTTTGAACCAACAACAGTCGATGTTACAGTAGAACTAGATGTAGCTGAACCTACAACAGTAGTAAAACTTTCAGTCACTATAACAGTTGTACTAGCTGCTAATGCACCTGAAGTTCTTACTCTAACTGCATTTACATTGGCTACACCTGATGTAACTGATACTGTAGAAGCGCCTTCTTCTAAATCAGCAGTAGAGTATTTACCTCTATTATATTTATATTGACTATACTTCATTTGAAGTTAGTTTAATTTAATGTAATATCTAAGTCACCTGATGGAACACGGAACACATCTCCTGATTCTATTGTTTTACTAGCCGACAAAGTTGCATACACCATAAGATTACCTGATGTCAAAGCATCAAATACACCTACGTGTGTAACTGTTCCCCACGAACCAGTTGCAGTAGGAAATTCCACAGCTGCGTTGTTACTTGTTGTATCACCTGATGTCGTAAAATCAATTTGTTGTCTTGCATAAGCACTACCTGATAATTCAGTACCACCACCTGTTTCTCCGGGAGCTGATGTAAATAATCCTAAGTAATGCTGTGATGGTGCTGTGTAAGCAGCGCCTGCAAATACATGGTCTAGTATTTCTGTTTCTAAGAAGTTTGTAAAACTCATACTAATCCTCTCACTTTAAGTTTTATCCCTGATCCACTAAACCTAGCATCGTCAGAGCTTTCATTTAATCTAGCAACTGCTGCGCTATACATTTGCGCCCAAACTGCTACCCTTTGATCTTCTGCTAAGTACGGTGCTGAATGTAATAACGCTCCATAGAGGTATACATCAGGCGCTTCTAGTAAAAGCCAATTATCTGCGTTACTACTAAGAGAAGGTATCTTCTGATAGTAAAGTAACTCAAAATCTGTGTCTACTGATGGTGTAGGATACAATTGAAACTGCCCATCAGCATGTGTGTACATACTTGGTGTACCTGTTGCATTTTCATTAGCTGCACGTTTGTCAGCCATAGCATCTCGTGAAACTAAGTTAACAACTGTAGTTCCTGTGCCTGTTAAATGCAATCTTATCGTTTCAATCCAATCCGTAGGGAATTGCATATATTCATCGCCACTTGATTGTTGTCCATTTGATCTTGCTTCCATTTTCCAATGTCTAATATCTCTGTTGATCTGAGCTTCTGCTAACGCAACAAAATCAGGTATGACAGAGGTTAGGTCATCTCTGTTGAGAAAGTCTGCAATACTTGCTTTTAAGCCTGTGAATGTTGTTAATGCCATACTAAAATCCTAAGTTAGATTGTGCTTCTAATTCATATTGAGGTACGTTGCCAGTTAAATATTGTGCTTTAAAATTTTGTTGCTGATCAGGTGTATAGTTTTGCAACATCCTAATAACTTCATTTGCTTGTTGTGGATTCATGTTTTGTAACTCTTGAGCGAACATCATGTCAACGTCAGCCATTGGTTGCATGTTTGTCATTTCTGCATCTGAAAATGCTGAACCACCATAGCTTTCTTGTGGTGATGAACCACCTTTAATCATAACTTGTTGCGATGGTCTACCTTCAGGTCTACCACTTCTCTTTGTTTTTTCCATTAAATCTGCAATTTCATTGTTAGATACTGCACCAATGTTTCTTGGAGCATATCTTAAATCTTGCATACCTGTGCCTTCATAATAGTTAGGCATATTGTTAAACAAAGGGTTGTTAATTTCGCTTAATTGGCTAGTTCTGTTTACATCACCACCATATGATCCTTGACTTAATCTATTAAACTCTGCATCAGACATGCCACCTTTAGACAAAAAGTTTTCAGGTTTTTTTAATCCTTTTAATGAATTGGGTAGTTCGCTTCCACCTTGTTGTAAGGTTTTAAACTCTTTATCTGACATAGCACCTTTAGCACCATTTCTTTGCTCTCTTTCTTTAAAGAGCTTTTGTAACAAATCCATTACTCCGAAACCTTCGTCACCCATGATCTTGTCCTATGTTTGTTTGCATTAGTATAATCTAAAACTCCATATTGTTTAAAAGTTTTGCT